TTATGGGTGTGCTAGACGTAATAGGTCTCCGGTATGCTCCTCAATATACAATTGGAACTAGGTGGGCTGACTTTTATATAGCAGAGTTAAATGCAGTAATAGAAGCTGACGGTGCTTATGGTCACCTAAGAAAAGCAGACCAAAAACGCGATGCAGAGATATTATCAGCTGGTGTTGAACATGTTTTTCATGTAAATGCCACAACCAGACCAAAGATTGAAGCACAGATTTGGGAATTTCTAAATACGCTAGACTAGTAAAGTATGATAAAATACTTATGAAGGTAGGTAAACATGGCAGGAATTGCAAGTATAAATAAGGCGCGGGAGGTTACAACAAGACGAAAGTCTCATTGGATCACGCGTTTGATGAACAAAAAAGTATATAAGGCTGGGTCAGAGCCGGGAGGACCACCGGGACGATTCTTTGTTTCGTCAGTGTCTAACCCATGCGACCGATTTCTTTGGCTTCAGTGGAATGGCTTTGTTGCGCGTGAAGAGGTTACTGCTGCCAAAGAGCGTATGTTCGGACATGGCAATGTAACTCAGATTAGATACAAAGATTATTTTAAAAAAATGGGCGTATACGTGGCCGATGAAATTCGGTGTACGGTAGACTACCCGCCTATATCCGGAAGAGCAGATTACGAAATAGTAGATTTAGAAGGTAAAAGATTCCTTATTGAGCTTAAGACAATAAATGTCAGAGGCTGGGATGAGGATATTAAAGAGCATGCAAAGCCTGAACATGATATGCAGCTTCAAATGTATTTAAATATGATGGATGTTGAAAATGGTGCAGTATTATATGAAAACAAGAACACCTTTGACATACGTCTTTATGATGTGAAGCGTGATCCTGCTATATACGAAGCTATGCTTGAACGTTTGCAAAATATTATAGAAATGCCGTCATTGCCAAAACTTAGTGACTGGGCAGATATTCATAATACAAGATATTGTCCTTGTCTTTTAGAAGCGGAAAGGTCGTAACTGATGTCTTGGAAAACACAAATTGAAGGAAACGTTGACCGATTTATGGACGAAATGAACGTGCCAATAATTGGTCTTGACGATGAATCAAAGTCACGCGAACCATTAGTTTTCCCAAAGCTTGACGCGTTGACTGATCAAGAATTATCTGAATACATTACTAAATTTGGTGGATACAAGGCATACTTGGAAGGTCAGCTTGCGTATATTGATTCACGCAGAAGCCTGACTGAAGAACTTTTTGATGAAGCTTTAGGTAAAGCTATGTTTAGAATTTCCGTAGGATACCCAAAAAAACCTACAAAAGAACTACTACGAGCCGAGGCCATTGAAGTAACATCCGGACTAGCCGAGTTACGTATAGACTTTTTAGAATTAGATACGCTTTATAAGCGCGTCATGGGAGTTAGAGATAGCTACAAGTCTGCATACGAAGCTGTGTCAAGACTTGTGTCTTTGAGAGCCGCTATGAATGGGAGGTTTTAGATGGTAGTTGAAAAAGAAAGCCAAGACGATGGCTTTGAAGTATTAGTAGGGCGCACGCGTTCTTATCCGTTAACTGAAAAAGTGCCAATGGATGCGCAGCAAGGGTTGTACGACATAATTGATGAGGCTATGACTGATAAGGGTATAAACCCTGGTCCCGATTGGTCTCAGGCGCAAGAAAAAATTATTGATTTAGGAAATGGATTAGAAGAAGTAGATCTTAGTACAGCACGTACTTCTGATCTTTTTGAGTTTGCGCACCAGGTTGAAATTATGATAGAGGCTACTGAAAAAAATCTTGATATAGATAAGCAAGTACTAAATAAACGTAGCGAAATGCTAGAAGAAATGTATCGTAGATCTATGGAAGCTAATGCAGAATATCAACGACGTGTTCCTTTTTTCAATAAAGAAATGCGTGAATATGTAGCTTCGCGTCAAGAAATATATGACGATGTTAATCGTATCAAACAAGAAATTAACGGTAAACGAACAGAGATTGATATGTCTGTTATAGATGGCCTGCGCACGCAGATGCGTGTTGTAAGTGATGAAGAAGTTGAAGAAAGAATTCAGACAGCTAAAGATATTTTAGAAACAAGTATAAGTGGCACTCTAAAAGAAAGAATTGTAGTAGCTAATGACTAAAGTGTTAGGCTTAGACTGTAGTTCAAAAGCAGTTCATGGTGTTTTATTAGACGAGCACGGCGAACTTTTGCGAATGACAAAATGGGCCAGCAAAAAAACAGATACTGATGAGAGACTAGAAGAAATTACTCAAAAAATGTCTGTAGAAATATTAGAGTTTCTTAGAAATGACGAAGTATTTGCTACAATTGAGAAACCAATCCTAATTCAAAATGGTCATGCGACTATTTCAATATCGCAAGTGGTGGGCGCCGCAAAAGCTGTGTTAGTTGAAAAAACTATAAAGTTTTTAGCGGTTGATAATAAAACCTGGAAGCGTGCAGTATTGGGCGATGGAAGTGCAAAAAAAGATAAAATCTTTAAATTTGCGCAAATGAAATGGGGTGAAAATTTTACGGAACAAGATTACGCAGATGCCGCTTGCATATCAATGTGGGGTGTTAAACGATTTGGAAAGGAACTATAATGTTAAGAGATGTAACGTCGGAAGAGTTGAAAGAAATTGTTGCAAAGTATGCACGGCCGGTATTTTGTAATGCCAGAAAATGCAAGAATTGGTTTCCGCTACCTGAAGGAACTGGACACCACGTGCCTAAGTTTAAGGGTCATGAATCTTTAGGAGAGTCAGATCTAATGACAGGTGTTTGCGGACGTCCAAATGAAATTGCAATTAGAGATATGGGTAAGGTTTTAATTAACGGAGTTAGACAAAAGCGTGCTGAGTGCCTAACGTATTCTCCGCGCATGGATCCGGCGGCTGTAAATTTTGGTGCGTTGTTGCAACAAGATGGTTCTCCATATGGTGGTTCTCTGGAATCGCAGAGCCATGAATACTATGGTGATAATAGTTCCTACGTGTAGGATATGCGGACGGTTATAAATTTAGCTAAAAAACACATAGACGTTAGACGTACATTTTCTAACGTACTAAGGCAGAAATAAGGAGAATAAAAATATGAGTAGAGCGGTAATAACACCTTTTGCAACAAAGTTGAGTGCGCAGGCTAGGCATGAAATGGACGAAGGAACTAATGGGGTCTTTAAGAGTTTTAGTGAGTTGTATCTTGCTGAAAAAGAAGGTGCTCAGCATGAGCACGCCAAGGAAGCTTCTAACGAACTATACGTAGAGGTTATTACGGTTGATGACAATCGAGCGGGTCTATACATGGGAATTACCGGTGACGGTAAAGATTCTATCCAAGAATGTGTTGATCAATTTGTAGTCGAGATTACCAAACTTTTTGATGGCATGTACATTGAACAAAGGCATGCAGAATTGCATGCTTCACAGCACAGGGCTTAGGCTCAGCATGGCTGACGAAACTAATCTCGAAGCCAAAAAATTGCGGGCGCTGGAACTTTACTTAGGTGGTCTCAGCGTCCGCCAGATTGCTCACCAAGTGTCTAGCGAATTTGATGATCCAGTTTCGGCTGCTTCAATACAGTATTGGTCTACCAGCGCTGATCCGCAATGGAGTGTTATTAAAATGAACACTAAAGCCAATGCAATAGAATTGTTGTCTACTAGAAAAAGTACTGAGATGGCTGTTCGTGATGCTGAGCATTTAACAATTTACGAAGAAATTCGTAAAAAAGCCCGCGAAGAGTTGGAGATGAATATCTTTGACAAAGCTGGTGATGCGGTCACTGCTATTGATAAAGCAATCAAGGGTGAAAGAACTATCCTTGCTGGCTTGATACAAAAAGAATTCTTGCAAGATGTTATTGAAATATTAAAACAAGAAATCCAAGACGATGAAGCGTTAACGAGAATTGCTATGCGCTTCAGGGAGCTAACTACAAAGACGTATGCCCAATAATGAACTTCTTTCTTGGGATGATGCCTTAGGACAATTAGCCGATGGTATGCTACATATTGGGAACAGTGTTCCTGATGTAGGTACCTTCGGCGAATTTGTAGCTAAGTATTGGTCCCAAAGTTATGAAAAACCTGAATGGTTTGATACTTGGCATGTGCAGTATCTATGTCACTCATTAGAACAAGCAATGAGCGACAATAAATTCTTTTGCGCGCTTGTTCCGCGATTTCATCTTAAGTCAACCGTCTTAGGATATGCTTTTAGTATTTGGTCTTTTTTAAAAAATGCTAACTCAAGATTTGACTCATCCGGTATGTACCTAAGTTATTCGCAGCCAATGAGTGGCTATCATGTTTCAGAAATACAAAAAGCTATTCGTAGAAATCCATCTATTTTAGAATTTATGCATGATTTAGCTCCAACTGCTACACAGGCTTTTCATTACCAGGTTGGTCGAAGCCGTGGAGATATTATTGGCGGTGGCGTATTCTCATTTAAACGTGGTACGCACGTAAATCGATTTTTGGTGGCTGATGACATCCTTAAAGATCCAGAAAATCCTTTGAATTTGGGGCAGATTCATAAAATTGAAGATCATTTTATGACTGAAACAATGCCAATTCCGGTTGGTGATGCCATGGTTGTAGTGCTAGGCACGCCTATGGCACCAGATGACTTGCTAATGAATCTTGAGCATGATGAAAGATTTGTATATGTAAAGCTACCAGCACTAGACGGTAATTTTTATGATTTTGATGACAAGCTTACAAAACCATATCGGATTCTATGCCCAGAAATTCGAAGTGAAACAGCCTTGCTTTACGAACAAAGCGTGAAGCCTCATTCTTTTGCATCAGAAATGCTTCTTCTTCCATACCTTTCTCAGAATGCGTATCTTGGCGAAGAACAGATTGAAAAGATTGAAGTTGAAGAATTGAATAATATTAATCCTTATACCGAACATAGGGAACTGGCCGATACTTATGAATACATCGTAGCGGCTGCAGATATTGGCAAGAAGAAGCATCCTTCCCACGTTGTGGCCTTTGGTGCTGTTGACGGTAAATTGATTCAGATTTACCAAGAGTTTCTAGATAACTGGGAATACACTGCTCAAGCAGAATTTCTAAATATGATTATGGATAATCTTCAGGTTGATATAGGCTACATAGACACAACCCGCGGTGACATGGATGAACGTGGTCTTGATTCAAAATGGATTCCAACAGTATTTACTTCAAAAAGACGTCGGCAAATGGCTGCCGCTTTTGAAAAATGGGTGAATACCGACGGACTTCGACTAATCAAGGATGCTAGGCAGCGTGAGCAAATAACCAGCGTTAACATTGATCTACAAGCGCCGGAAACGGCTAAGGGTCACGGGGATTCTTTTTGGTCTATTGCTATGGCTTGTCTTGCGTACACAGAAGAATATACCAATAGAACACAGGATCTTGGCAATATGCAGGATTTCGTTTTTGCGAATGTGGATAATAACGGTACCAAAAAGGTAGATATGAACTATAATAAATTACACGATAATTCTGTAGGAAAATGTCCTAAGTGCTCAGTCGCTGAACCGGCG